AGTAGTGTGCTACCAAGTATAAAATAATGTTTGCAAAATAAATTTACGCTGTTGTTAGTTCCCCACCCCCCACTTAACAACAGCTATACTACAAATAGAAGTATATAATACAGGACTCAATTTTGTTCTGCATAGATCCCCTATCTAATTTTCATCTCTCTCTTATATGCATCTTCATGCTTTCTAAGGGTATCCCTTAACTTAAAGCATATAGGTAGTAGTACATAGATAATAACCAATAATACTACTATAGATATAATAAATGTGTAAAATATCCCAATATAAGATCCAAATAAATTTTTAAATGGCTCCAAGATGACCTGCAGTCCTTCATCTCTTACCCTACACATCCAAGTTTTACACCTTTCATCTTTTTCTCTTATATATGCTGTCTGATCAACTGGTGCTAGTTCTATGATAGGCTTTGCGTCTACAAGGGCCATAGATGCTTCAACTTTAGTATTGCAGACTTTAATTGTGAGTGTGTTCCCTGGCTTTTCTGTGCACACCATTTTCAATGCATATTTGTGTTCATTTGGAGTCACAAGAATCCTGTCATGAAATACTGTGCACGAGCTTTTAATTGGGCAGCTGGCTTCAATTGTGGTGTGCAACGTTAATTCGCAATGGATATTTTCGAAGCAGTTAATACAGCCGGTGCATGACCCTTCTGCGGTTATATCGACACTATCAGCAAATGTTTTATATTTGACATCTCCTAAAATTGCCTTCATCTTGATTGTTCCTAAAATCTTTTTGTAGTCAATTATGGTCACAGTGCCACTGTCTTCTTCAAGTCTGTAACTAGCAGGGCTTTGAAGAAATTTGCATGCTTGGTAATCATTGTCGAAGCATTTTCTAACAATGACTTCCTTCCTGCTAGCTAAATGGCATAAGTAGTCAAATCTGGGAACTCCATTGCCATAAATAGTTCCATTGACCTTTTGAACATTCCCACAACCCTTAGAGTAAACTCCTAAATCATTTATTTGCCCAATTTTAATCTCATGGTTTTGCACAGCAACAATTCTAGGCAAGCTGTAGGTCTCTACAGTTTTGAACTGTACCTCAAATAGATCTGTTATAATAGGGGTAACAGGGTTTAAGTTTGTACAGTATGTTTTGTCTGAAAATGTCAAACACAGTTCTACATCAGTCACTTCCTCGGTCTCCTTCCTATAGACAGATAGTTCTTCTTTTATTATATCTTGGCATGATCCAAATACACACCCATCACTTACAGCCAGGCAACCAAACTCTTCGCATCCCCATGAGCTTGTCCTCTCTCTTGCAAATGTCAGCCACCCAACCTGATGATTGATATTTGCTGGGCATGGGCCAGTACACAATTCATCATGTTTAGTATTTATCCCTGATGTTGGGCCAGTTGAGTACAATTTTGTATACACTGAAGAGTATGAGGCACTTTTTACATATGCTATAACATCTAGCAAGTGCTTGCCCTCTTTAGAATTGATTTTGAATCCGATAGATGTCCCAGCCAATGCAGGTACTTCTGATTCAATGTATGCACTCTCTATACCTTCTGCAGTTTCTGTTCCTTCTATAGTTATATATTTATAAATTGGTTTGATGTGCGGCAAGTTTTTTGTTTTTGCATACTTGAATAGAGATAGGCTCGTTTGAAGTTTCTGAGTTATAGCTTTCTTATATTGCTCAATATCCTCAATATTGTGCACATCTATCTTCGCTATGCTAGATCTGCTTACTTGCCAATTACAGTTAGAGATGTGCTTTGGATTAATAGGGTACCGGACAGTAGTACATCCAGGGCTTAAGCAATAGTGACCAATATCTTGAGCTTTGTCATAATCTTTTTGAAGCTCTGAGTAGTAAAATTTGTCATTCTCACATTGTATCACTGGCCATCTGTTAGTTGCAACATTGCAGTTCCCAGAATCTTTCATTCTACAGCTTTTAGTCCCATCGCCTTCTTGGATGAGCTTTACGTCAGGATATTCAATTTCCCAACATTTGGATTTCTTTACCGCATCCAGCTCCTCCTGGCCGATGGCCTCAAATTCTTCTAGACAATGGCTATCCAGCAAGCAGTATATAGACCGATCAGTGCTAGATTGGAATACACCACCTGATGGTTTCCTATACACACTTGGCCCATTGGGTTCACCACACGCAATTATTGAAGCATATATAGCACCTGACCTTGGCGATAAGCAGGCAACATCCTTAACATTCTTGCAGGTTTTTATAGACTTTGATGAAATTGCTAGTTTGAAGTTGTAAGATGACTCCTTTCCTCTAGCAAGGTTTGAGGCCTTTGCTGGGTTGGGTTTGTACAGTAATTCATCCCAGAATTCATCATATTTGAAATTTGCCATACCTGGCAAACTTTTCATATATGCTATATAATCTATTATAGCCTTCAACAATGCATTACCTGGGAATTTTGTTTTTATCTTATTTGTGTATGCAATCAAGTCATCATTGGACTTTTTTGAGAGCATTGTTGCTATATATGCAGATGAGGTCCCCCTGAAGGCATGATGCAAAGCTGTTAGGGCTAGATTTAAGTCCTTGTCAAACTTTGTTTGTTTCCCAGAGTAATAATCTTTCATTTCATTGGCAAAGTCCCAATTGGAGCTGCTGCACTTCTCACCATTTTTTACACATCTGCAAAAGTGCTGATTTGGATATAGTATACAGGCTTCAAAATCATGAGACCTTAAGTACACTCTCCATGTTGTCTGACTGTATCCTGAGTTATCTGAGAATTGGGTATAATAGTCACAGTATTTGCTTAACATCGCATATTCTATAGTTAGCTGGACATGGAAATCTTCCTTCTCTTCTATATATCTTAAAGCACCCGCAATATCATCTGGTATCCCTGTTATTATAGGGACATCTAGTACGGAAATTGCCTTTAGTCCCTTTAACTGAGTTGCAATGTTGGTGTAAGGTTCTTTCTTTTGTTGCTTTTGGCAATTCCCGAGGTTCAAAAATGGCCCAGTGCAGTTCCAATTTATACTCTCAGTCTCTAGGCAGGTGGTGAAGTCAGTTCCAGCAGCTTGTACAACTATAGCAGAATCTTTGATCAAAATTAAGAATATGTAAATTATCAGGAAGTTCATCATCCACTTTGCTTTGTACTGCACTAAGCAGTTATAGGTTTTCCTGTGAGCCATCAAACCTGCAGCATCTTCATATTGACCACATGTGCACTGTCTGCATTTGTTGGTGAAATCACCATGTCTTTTCAACCCAGACTTGTCATGATACATGTCACATTCTTCACAGTACATTGCGTAAACATTTAAGAATCTGTGCTGGTATTTCTTAAAAAGCAGCCCGATCAACAATCCAATGATAACAAGACCCCAGCTTACAGCATAATTCAAGATACAGGTGAGATAATAAGAATTTATTCTCGATGCCATTTCCAACATGTCGTCTGGAAGATCTTCAAGTTCAAAGGTTTCTTTACTCTCTCCTAAAACCATGGAGTTGATTGGTGTCACAAAGGTTAAGACCAGTACCGCAGTAATTATAGACAATATTGATGCAGGCCCTTTCGACTTGCACATGACTCTGGCAGCTCTTAGGCTTTTATAACCAGGGCACAATCCAGAAGCTCTATGCAGTTTCATTCTATCTGAAGTATCATAGCGGGCACCACAGACACAATGTGTGCCACACTCTGTGAATGGATGATACACTAAGCCACATAATTTGCATTTTTTGCACGACTTATTGTAAATTATACCGTATATATATGCTATGGGGATGAATATAGGCATTAATAAATAACATATATAAGTCTTACTTAAAATGCTTAACAATATAAAGATTAATAGAGTAAGTGTAACTAAAATTATGATTTCGATATTCTGACATATGGAATTGGCTATAGAGCCAGGCAATATTGTCCTGTGTAAAAATCTGACGCAAGACATATGCTGATTGAAGCAGGCATGGAACTGTACAGATTTTGGGCCGCAGGAAACTTTAAGGTGTTCGCAAGTTTGATCAAGAGTTATATATGTCGTGCTCTTGAACCATCCTGACTTCACAGTAGTGCCTGCAATTTCAAAATGATTTGTGGTATCTGTCTGAAGCCTGACCTGTGCAGTCTCTTTGTCTACACCTATGGTACAATCTGCGCTGCAAACATATGATTCAGTATGGAGTGACAGGTCATCACCAACTTCTATTACATTGATGTGTCCCCCAACGATCTTCTTAGGCCTGCAATCATGCCAATCAGAGACTAGCCATTTCCTTATTGCGACATTATTTGAAAAAACTCCTGTTGCATTTCTTACATACCTGGCCTCTGTTTTGATCATGCTAACATCATCTTTCAGGCACACCTCTGTAACTGCTTCTTTGGATGGGTTTTGCTTCACTATAGCCCCATCTTGGAAACACCTTTGATACACTGGGCTTGCAGCTGCAACTGTAATTAGCACCAATATACAAATCATCTTTGGCTTTGATTCAAAACTTTAATATTCAAACGTTATCTATACTTGGTAGTACACTACT